GAAACGCCTGCTAACTTAGAACCAGTACCACCGCCTGTGGCCATACCACCACCGACCGACATTGATTCGTATATTTCATACAATTCCATTTCAACACAATCCGCAACGAATTCCGCAGTTTCACCCACTGGCTCATCTTCGAGAATAACCGAAGTAATAAGGTCAGTAAACACACTATGTTGATTAGGACTGAAATGTTTTTGCATCGCATCGTTCAATTCGTATATGAATTCAATGGCATCACCTTTATTAGAAACGCTCTCTACTTCTTCACGTAAAGTTTTAAGCAACTGGTGATATTTGATTTTCTTCTTATGGTGGGCAGGTAATTTTTCCATCACCTGTTTTAGTAAAATCATAAGGCGAACAAAAATATTATAATTCTTGTACTCGCTTTGGTCTAACGAAGACCAATGTGGGATAATTCTATTACCTTCACTATCAATGATGCCATCTTCATATGCTTCCATGTCTTCATAATCGGTATTCAACAACTTAATGGCCTTGTAAGCAAAGGCTAATTCGTTCTTAGTATCAATCGGCATCGTAAACGTCCTCTCTCAATAAATTAGATAAGTCTTCATTCACTGCTATAGGTATCTTATTCCCTTTCACATCAACAACATACGAGTTGATATAGTTAAGGAATATAAAGCATGTATTCAATGCAGTATTAATTTCATCATCACCAATAAAGCTTCTTAAAGCGAACACGGTTTTCTTAACGCCAAGGTCATTTTGGATTATGATTATATGGTTTAGCAACAAACGGGTGTTTGTTTTCCCTGTATCCATATAATTTTTCAACATCTTTCTAATAGATACCGCACGTTTCTTATTATCTTGAGCCTGCGTGTCTCTAAAATACGTCAATGTGGCGGTAGGCGAAGTGAAATTCGGGTCAACTGAGTCATTATTATCTTTCATAACTAAACCGTCTTAAAACGTCCTACCACTATTCATCACTACAGCGTCAGGGTTAAAGACAACTTTGTCTTTCTTAGTCGATAATATCAACGTCGAGCCTTTTCTACGGGCTACCTTCACCTTCTTCTTCTTTTTGGATTTGCGCTTAGCCTCAATCATATAAATTGATGACTCGGTGATTTCATAATACTTACCACCGTCAGTGTAAATATCGCCAACGATATGCTCTAGCGCAAGGCTATATTCATCCTCTGGGGTATCTTTACTGTCAACGAATTCCAGTAAAAAATTCTTATGGTTTTCTAGTTGAGGCATTGTTTTAATGCTCCTTTCAATTAATTGTCTCTCTTATTTATGCAACTTTTGAAAGGAACACTAAAATTTATCCAAATAAATCACTCAATGATGGCTGAACTTCCATAGTCCACCCGCGAGGTTTCATCAAACTCTCTATAGGTTTGTAGAAGGTTTTCTCGTATTGCTTGTTACGGTCAATGCGGTCATGAAGCTCCAATTCTTCTGGTAAATACTCTGGGAATGATATTACGTGCGAATTGTTCGCCATATTAGGTTGTTTCAGGTAAATAAAGAAACCACGGCTATCCTCTTTGATAGTTTCATGTGATTTAAGTAAATCTTTACGCTTCAACATCTCATTGTACACAATGGCACCTTGAACATTGGCTCTCGTATTCTTAATAGTCCACGAAGGGTCATTCATGTCGATATGCTGCTTCAACTTACGCATTGGCGCAGGGAAAGCAAGGTCTGTTAAATTCTCATGCGCCATGAATTCCTTTCGGAAGTTGGCGATATACTTTTGACACGCGGCTTCGTCTTCTTTCAAGAAGATTTCGATGAATTCATTCATTGCTTTACGCGGTAGCTTCGCCGTCGATGATTTAACAGCCTCTAAACCCATTATCTTAATCTTAGGCTCATCGTATCTCACGCCTTCGTTATCGTGTACCAACATACAATAGTTTTTCTTCTTACGCCATACAGCACGAGATGAAATAACCTCTCTATCCATATCCAAACCTTGTACACGGGCTTGTTGATAATCTTTGAGATGGTCTAGGGCTTTCTTCAATGCAGGTTCGATTTTCTTCTTGGCCAAAACGTCAAGCTTGCTTGTTATCTCGTCCTTAGTAGAGTTTTCGGGGTCACAGAATTTATTAACCAACTCATCTACATCCAAATAACATGAATCGGTATCGATGGCGATTACAAAGTCACGGCCTTCTGTTCCCAACGCTTTATTCATAAATATGTTCAACGTCTTCTCGGCTTCACGAATACCCAATTGGCCGGACCACGTTACTGAAGATGCAACTCGGTTATCGAAGTATAAGAAACTCTTCTGAGCCAACGCACCATAACCTGAGTTAAGTAGAATTTTCATGGTCATCTGTTGAGTGTTAAAGAACATTTTATCAAATACGGCTTTCTTGATAATTTCATCTAACTCAGCTTCTGTCTTACCTGCGTATTCACCTTCAACGGTTTCACCATTCTTCAATAGCTTCAGGGCGGCTTTGGCATCAACCTCAATATGTTCGGCGACGAATTGTTTCTTCTTCATCGCTTTACGCTCTTGGTATAATTCACGCATGTTTTTAGGGAATATACCTTCACCGTCGGTACTGAAAACATAGCCAGACGCACACACGGTTTCATCGGGTTGAATGTATTTCGATACTTCAAAGGTTTTATCCAGTAATGAATCAGCATTGCATGGTAATTGCCCGTAATGCGGCCTTAACTTCTCTGGCGAAATGTTGTACATCTGCATGATGTTAGGATATAGCGAAGCATAGTCAAAGGATAACACCCAACCGTAGGCGGCAGGTATCGGGTCTTTAACATAACCACCGATGATTGATTCACCGTCTTTGCTTTCTGGTCGATACGATGGCGGAACCACTTTATCTTTCCACATACCTTCGGCAACCAAGTTTTCCCAACATTTGATTGTACCGAATGTATCATCATAAGTCGATTTGGTTCGATAGGCTACACCGTAAATGGCATCGAAGTAACGCTTGACCTTTTCCATTTCCACAAGTAACGATACGTCAGTGATGTTATAGTCAATGAACTTAATAAAGTCTTGGTCGTATAAGTCAAATAACGAACCTTCATATTCAACTTTCTTTTTACCCAACACCAACTCGGCAATATTATCTAGTTTGTAACTAGGCTGCGCGGGTGCCTGCTTAGCGAATAATTCTTTATAATCAACGTTAGAAACACCACTAATACTAACAGCATATGATGTATTACCCCAATCATCTTTGAATTCACGAATGTAGGCTCTATTCCATGGTGACATACGCTTAGGGTCTATGCCCAATTTCTTCATACGCTGATACATGTAGACCACATCAAAAGGCCCACTATGCCACCCCGACAATACATCGGTATTCAATTTAGTCATCAAAGCCAACCATTTATTGATTAGGTCTGATTCATCTTTACAGTGGAAATATCTCGTTTTCTCCAACACCTCTGGCTCAAGTGATGACTTTTCCTTAGACCACTTATTAGGCCCAAACGCCAAAACATAATACTTATCACTCTTCGACTCATGCATAGCAATCGAAACAACTTGGTGGTCAGCGTCGTGTGCATCTGGGAAACCACCCTGTTCGGTGTAAATACTATCCCAGTAATCAACCCACTCTTTTTCCACTGGGTCAAAGACCTCGTAATGGTCGTTTACATTCTCGTAGCATTCGAATACCAGTAGGGATACTTGTAATTCCTCGGACGGATTATCTTTACGGCGACAGCGTATTTTCTTTTTACGATGGTTAGAGAATTCTTCACCCTTAATATTACGGCGGCTATCGCTAACCAAACGAGACTGAACCTCTATATCGAAGAAGGTGACTGATATATCCTCAATGTTGTATTCCGACAGTGATGGATTTTCAATCATAAATTGATTACCATGATTGATATTACCGCAAACAGACACATTAGTGCCCTTATAAGTTTCGAGTAATTCTTTTGCTTTTTGTGCGGATTTTAAATGAACGGGCTGTAAACATTCGCCGTAAATGCTGCGCCATGGATGGCTTTTCGAATGGTCTGTGATGTAATAGGTGGGTTCAATTGGCCATTTCTCATTAAATGGTTTACCATCTTCGTAACCTTTTATGTGTAAAAATTCACCAATTTGGGCGTAATTCGTGTAGAATTTCTTTGTCATAATTTTACCTGAACTTTTATTATAATTGTTCTTCATTATCTATTATATTGGTAAATACCCGATTTGTAAGATAATCGGGCATAAAAAAAAGGAAGCAAATGCTTCCTTTTTCTTGAAACATAAGCTTCTTATTACGGTGCTGCAACTGTAAGAGTTGGAGCATTAACGTAACCCGCACCCGCGTTGTCAATAGTCAACGAGGTTAAAACACCACCAGAAGCAGTGCCTGATACGACTGCCTGTATATTATCAACGGATTTACCCAACGAGAATGACAACACATCTGTATCCAGTGCGCCGCCTACATCAGTGATAGTAATATCAGTTATCGTACCATTAGCGTCCAACACGGCTTCCGCCAACGGAGCTAGGCCACTAGAACCAGTAACAGTAACTGAAACAACAGGTGTGTAACCTTGACCACCATCAGCGATAGTAAGACCTAAGTTACCAGTAGCTAGTGTACCAGATACTGTGTATGTTTCAACAAGGTTCGCATCAGCAGAATCTGGGGCAGAAACTGTAACTAATACAGGACCATCTGCATAACCAGAACCCGCTGTGTCAATCGTTGTACCACTAACCGTGAATGCCGCGTCAACTGTAGCACTTGCTAAGGCAGTCACTGGGGCAGAACCAGTACCAGTTAATACTGAATCACCGCTTGTGCCGCCAGATGCGATGTCTTTAGGGTTGATTAGACCCGATTCTACAAATTCTGTACCTGTAGGAATTTCATTGCGAGCATCGAAATCTGCTTCTACAAGTTCGCCGGGAAAAGCATCGATAACTTCAACGATAGTACCGTCCTCGGTTACAGTCGCCCAACCCGCTTTAGTTAAAGCCAACGAATCACCACTCCAAGACTTGTCTTCAGCCTTAAATTGGTCAACGTGGACTTTACTTAAATCAACTTCTGTTCTTTTCATTTTGATTTTCTCCATTAATAGAAATATAGCCTCACTCACCCGTCGATAAGTGAGTTTGTCATCATTATTCTATTATTTATTGGAAAAAATATTAGGCCAGTGAGTTGATGTCCTCGATGTACTGTTTCATGGGGTCAGTCTTCCGCCAATATTCGATTAACTCTTCGCTTTCTTTGGCCTTATCTTTGAGTTCTTGTGCCTTCTCTTTCGTCAATGACACAATATTCATTCGAATCAGACGGTCTGTATCCTCTTCTGTGGCGCTAGTTACATCCAATATCATATCCTTCACCTTACGGGCTGTTTTGCCCTTAAAGCGAACCTTGTTGGCCAGAACGGCCTCAATGAACTCAACCACCACCGCATCATACCTAGCTATTTCAATAGCCTTGACCAACTCGGTATCTATACGCGCTTGCATATACGGCATTCTAAATTCAACGAAGGCCATGATAAGCTCTTCTATCGAATCGAACGACACCAACTTGCCGTGTTCATCCAATGCGTTGATGTTTTCAGAATGTGTTGTCACCAAAGAGAATAAATCACAAATCTCTTCATCACTCAATGTTGGCAACTCAATAACTTCATCTGGGTTCTTTTCTGGGTCGGGCGTGTAATAACTCTTCAACTTCACGTCGAATTTGAATTCTTCTTGGGTATCATCAACAAATGAAACGATGGCACCACGGTCTTTCAATTCGTATAAAAATTCAACATATTTCTCGCGAGTCACCCCATAAGGTAATTCTTCAATGATGAGCTTCGTCTTAGACGGTCTTTTGATTTTATTAATACAACTTTCTATCCAACGGCCATCTTTGTATTCAAATGTACTTTCACACATTGGCATCTTGGGTTTGATGGTGTTGCTTCTAAGTTTGGTTCCATTAACCACCTTCTCAACTGCTTTAATGATGTCTTTGGTATCGCGGGGTAAAATATTAGAAGCAAATCCCGGTGCCATACCCGACGTACCATTCACCGCAATCAACGGGATGATTGGTATGTAAAACTTGGGTATTAATATTTCAGGGTCGGCATACTGCGGCGACAAATCCAAATCCTTTACATACTTCTTGAAATTCTCATGAAGCTTAGTGTAAGTATAACGGATGGCCGCTCGGTCTGTATTAACACGAGTACCAAAGTTACCACGGGGTTGAATCAGGTTTAAATTATTCTTCCATTCAGCGGCCATGTTCTGACCTGCGTCGCCAACGGAATTCTCACCATGGTTGTAACCGTATTCAGATACAACACCGCATATAGCCGCCACCTTCTTGAAATCATTCTTGGAATTGACGATTGATGAATATAGGTAGAATCTCTGCGAAGGTTTAAGGCCATCAATCATGGAAGCCATCGCACGTTTCTCAACGGTGTACCATGCCCAATCCAACCATTCATTTTCAACCAATGATTTTAATGGGTATTCATTTGACATATTTTACCTCTCTAATAATGTCAGCGTCTGGGTAAATCAACCTGTATGAATTCTTAGGCCGATGTTTTAACCAGTGGCAATCACCACGCTCAATCACTAAATCAATACCAATTGGTAAAACGTTGTCGAAATCAGAACGACTAATTTTACTCATGTGGCCTATAACAATCTTTATACCCGCAAGGCCAGTCGAGATGATGTCGGCTCTTAAAACACCATGGTCATTGAGGAATCGGATAAAGTCGTTTGGTGTAACTGTTCTATTGAAATACTCAGTCTTATGCTTCAAAACGTCTGTTCCCTTTCTGCTTTACAACTTTTACCGCTTTCATTTCAGGGTCATATAATTCGATTGTTAATTTAAGAACGTCTTCAACCTGTTCTCTAATAAGGTCAGAGCGATACCACACTTTATTATCAGCATTCCATCTGAAACCGTTCTCTTTCAATTGGTCTTTGATGTTAAAGGGTGCGCCTATTGCACTCAATATGTATTTCTCTTCAGCAAATGAATTCATCAATGAATCAATCGAACCATTGTTATTCATTAAGGCAGAAATCACCGCATAACAATCCGTCAAAGCATTGTGACCATCGTAGAAGTAACCGTTGCAGAAATTAATGAACTCCAACTTGGTACTAGGAATATTCATGTCAGCACCCCATCTAATGTCATGCTGTGTACATCCCCATTGGAACTTATCAAGGAAATCAAGTTGCTTCATACAGAATTTGTAATCAAACTTAGCGTTATGTGCAACCACGTAAGTATTATCATAATCATCGCCCATGAAATCAATAATAGCAGGCTTATCGAATTCCTTACCAATCAAAGATTCTTTAGTGATACCTGTTAAATCAGTAATATTTTCAGTGACTTCAGCTAGTAACGGCTCATTCAATTGATTCAAGGTTTTATTAACCGACACAACTCGACCGAAGTCAACGTCAACGGTAATGTGAATCATAGCCAGTTGAATAACTTCATCTTTATTGAAATCAAAGCCAGTGGTTTCTGTATCCAGTACCACTAAGTCTTTCGTTTGGCCTTTGGCTTCACAGAAAACATGCGGTAAATCGTGGTATTCAGGTAATCGTTCAATCAGACGATAGTTTTCTGGATTCTCATATGCCTTTTTTAGTTTCTTATTAAATTCACTCATCATCTTTTCTCGTTTTAATCATGTATTCACGTCTAACTTCAGGGGCAGTCTTATTGCCACTCTTCTTCTTTTTAAACATCATATCGAATAATGCCTTCGATTCATCATCGACAGTGATTGTTTGTAGAACTGGTTCAGACAATAATTTCTTATACTCTTCTTTCGTTAAAGAACCCAACCCTTTTATATATCGAAACTTCGCATTAGGGTGTTCTGCTTTAACCTTCTCAGCGTCAGAATATGTATAGCTCCAAATTGTTTCCTTTTTCTTACCGTTTTTAAATTCAGTAATAAGAATAGGCGACTTGACGACATGAATTCTTCTTTCATCAAATAACCTTGGCCAGAATTTATAAAAGTAAGCCATTAGCAATGGGGATATGTGACCAACACCATCTTGGTCAGCATCGGTTAATATACCGACATCGTGGTAATAACTACTGTCTACAGAATTAGGGTCGAATATATCCAATCCCATACATGCAGCTATTTCTTTACACTCTTGGTTTTTCAAAACTTCGGTGGCGGTTAATTCCCATGTATTAAGACCGACACCACGTAACGGCAAGGCACCTTGTGTCTTTTTATTACGAGAAACCAGTATCATACCACTAGCCGAATCACCCTCAGTTAGTAATAGCATACCGCCTTTCTTCTGCGCCTTAACATGCTTAACAACATTACCAACGGACTTCTGTTCTTTACGTGCATCTTTCTCGTCTTTGGCTTTCTGTTTAGCTAGTTCATTCCTAATTATTGGCTCCATAACCGCAGTGTTATTTAGAATTGACTTAGCCACTTTATTGAAATCCAATTTCGGTAGATTTTCGTTAAGATGCGCCTTAATCTCAGTGGTAGTGTTAGTCAACTTCTCTTTGGTCTGAGTATCAAATTTGGGATTCACGAAATCATTGGCGAAAAGAACTATACCGAAACCGTTTTTTAATTGCTTCTTAGATAATGATATTTTATGACTACGCTTTATCATTGGTAATAATTCGTTGGCCACTTCGTCGCAAATATAATCAATGTACGAACCACCCTTGACGGTATTCACACCATTGATAAAAGAATTTGAACAAAAGCCTTCTTCAGAAGGAACAATTGCCACCTGAATATTTTTCCCATCGCCGAAGTTCACATTGTCGCGGCCATACATCTTCAAGTATTTCTCAAAGTTGGCGTTACCAATCTTACGGCCATTGAATCTAAACGTGGCTTTAGGGAAACAAACCGATAATGAAATCAAACGGTCTTGAACGATATGATGAATTGTTTCTTCTATCGAATCACATTCCATTAGACTGAAATCTGGTGTGAATTGAACAGATGTACCTGAACCCAATATCTCAGCAGTTTTTCTCACCGCCTTCGGGTTATCACCAATGTCGGGATTACCACCATCTTTAGAAGTAACCTTTATTTCCTTCATGTCTCTCCATGTTCTACCAACGAAATCAGTAGAGAAGAAAGACACCAACGATGAACCAAGGCCATTCATACCAATGGTCGTTCTATCATCGTCATTGAAATTCGTACCCGCCATGGTTTTTGTCCATGCCGCCAAAGGTCGTAAAATCTTCTCACCGTCTGGTGTTTCTACTTTATCGTGAGGTAGACCACGGCCATTATCGGTGATGGTAACTGTGTCACCTTTTATGGTGATGTCAATAATGTCAGCTTTCTTGAAGTCGGTTCTAATGTGTTCATCCACACAGTTATCGAATATCTCGTCTACCAACTTCAACAATGCAGGTACATACTTAACCTTTCGGTATTGACCTAATACAAAACGTTCACGCTCTTCGTAAGATGTACCACCCAAGTAAAAATCACCACGCTTACGAACGTGTTCCCTTGGGGATAATATCTTGAATTCTTCTTTTTTCTTAGCCATTATCTACCTTATTGTTATTGATGGCTTCCATCATTTTAGACGGTAACACATTTCCACCTTTCTCAACTCGACGCAATAAACCGTCGATACCTCTTTGACTAATTGACAACTTCTCAGACACATTACCAAAGTCTATGTAATTATCTATGGAAGCTTTCACTGGTTTATCTGAAGACTCACTGATTTTATTGAATAGAATAAATTCATCCGTATCTTTAAAATACATACCCGAATTAGCCACATTCTTAGTATCAGTGTAATCAAAGATGCTACCCGTATGGATTTTCACATTCTCATGTGCGTAAATATCCGTAGGTTGTCCAAATAAATCAGCTAGGGTCGGCTCACCACTTGGTGCTGAATCATTCTTTATACCGTTTTCAATTTTTATCAACTCTTCGAAAACATACTCAACTACTGGCAACGACATCCCATTAGCCTTGTATAAATTCTGATTAGATGCATTTATACCATCAAACCAATCAGTGGGCATACCTTGCAAGGCCAATCGTTCTTGTAATGAAATTTTCCTAAGAACGTCACCTATCTGTACAATGTCGGTAAAGTCTTTGTAATCTCGTTTCCTGATAGTGGCTGCAATGCCATCTTCTTTATATCGGTCTGAACGCTGTATGTTGTAAAAGCATTTATAACCTTCATCGTCACTAAAATCCCATCTGAAATGGTCAAATTCTTTTTTAGTCTCAGTGATGAATGTATTATCAATTCGCTGTTGCCAATGGAAGATGTTGTTATCACGAGGCAACCCATCACGGGCACCGATGACATAAACACGACGACGACGTTGCGGTAAATTAAAATATTTACTGTCCAACAATGACCAAGCTAAATCGTATCCGCGTTTCGAAAACTCATTCAGAATGTAACGGAACTCTTGACCTTTATTGGCACCAACCACACCGAATACATTTTCCCAGATGAAGTATTTTGGTTTATTAATATCCAATGCCGTAAGACCCGCATCGAACATAGCGGTTTCTTCGTGATTTCTACCTTCACCTTTACCTGCTATTGAATAGCCGGGGCATGGTGTACCCATGGTCATCACCGCCACTTCACTATCATCATGTTGATACACGTTAAGTATATTCCCATTCTGATTAGCGTTGGGTAAGTTCTTCTCAAGGATTTCTATAAGGTAATCCGCAATTTCATAACTTTCATACGAAAGCTCTTCATGCGGTAAACCTAATACATTAGCATACGCCTTCGGGAAACAGCCTATACCATCAAAGGCCGATATTAATTTAATATCCTTCATTAAGAATCAACTTGCGGAATTTCTCGAACACGAAATATATGCATCACGGGGAATTTTTCAACTATTCTATCTTCACCCATGATGCAATAAAAACCATCTTTAGTGTAAGAATTACGAACCGTGTTGTAAACGATTGGTGTACTCTGCGAATACAGATGCAACTCTACTCTCATAATGATTCGCCTTTTTACACAGCTTCCGCACTTTCCGTTGATTCTTCGGCAACATCATCGATGATGTTATCTTCCAAAGATTCACCGTCTTCTAGCGGCTCACATAAATTAGTGGCACCAATCTTATACAATTCGTTGAAACGCTTAGCGTCCATTGTATCAAGGTCGTGTTTGAATGACGGGCGACCGAATAATTCATCACAGTGTGCAATCATGTGTCTACAACGTTCGAAACCTGCGTTATGACCTAAAGAGTATTTACCTAAACGACTGGTGTCATTTTCTGGCACTTGACGCATAAATTTAATAACACGCGGTGTCTTTTTGGTATCTAGCTTGGTGGGTTCACTCATAATGTTTTTCCTATTTGAAATACCCGAATGGGTATATTGGTTTTAGTTTTTTTCTGGCGATAGGATGCCTTTTGACCATGGCCAAGATTTCTTCTCTCGTTTTTAAGCCCCAGTTACTGATAAGAATATCATTACGGGCATCAAGGATTTCCTGATTATATTTTTGATTTGGTATATTGTTGTCACAAAACACCTGAAGGTCTTGAACGTATTCAAGGTCAAAGAAGTGATTTAAAACGTCGGCCTTTTGAATCAACATGCGTAATTCAAGTAGGTCATCTTCGTCCATATCACGAGTGACCGATTCATCTTTGAATTCTCGGTCTAGGGAAACCAACTCATTCTCTATATCATAGTAACAGTTGGTTATCTTATAACAACCGAAGGTGTCTATTCTTTTTAGGTTATAAACATGCTCTTCAAGTTGTAATATCTTAATCAAGGTCGATTATCTCACAATATTTAAGTAAAGTCAAATAATCGACCTAGACTTATTTCATATTTCTAAATGTTCGTCAATCACACGCTTGGCCGATTCAACCGCATCGAAAATATCCACTGGGGTATCAGGCAATGAAATTGATTCTTGCTCATCTTCACCAGATAATATTCGGATGTAGTCTTCACCTTCCATCCATAGTCCTATAACTTGCTGTGAGGTATCGTTATTGACGTATACAATAATCTCACCCGCGCTTACATCTAACATTTATTTGTTTCTCTCGGTTATTAAAAATGCTATTTATATAATTACGGTTTTGGAATATATGGTATATTGACAAAGACTTCATCAACACGGTCTTCAACTGAACGTTCACGGATAATATGACCGCCGACATCGCTCAAAATACCACGAGCCATGAAGTCGCAGCCTTGCATATAAGCTTCAGCTATATCACCACGGCTTTCACGGTATTCGATATTAATGAAATCAACGAGCGGGGTAAGAAATGTATAATCAACCAAATCCATGTATCTTCTACACGCTTTGTTGTATTCATACAACCATCTCTGGTGATTATCATTGGAAACCTCGGCACTAGATTCCATATTAGGGTAAATCATGAAATCTATAGGGCATCGGTCACAAACGATGTAATCGTAAACACCACTTTCTGTATACGATACCAATGTCTCGAACCATTCACTTAATATGGCCTCTTGTAACTGGCGACGAGACTCACCAGATTGGATAACACCACAATCAACTGCGCACTTCTTAGAAACCTCAGTGACTGAAAATTCAAAGATTTGGGCATTTTTGCCACGGCGCTGAAGTTCATCATATACCGCATTTCTTAGTGTTGTTTTACCAGTGTTATGAACACCAGTGAATGAAATAACTTTAGTCACTACACCATAATCCATTCATAAGTTAAAATTAATGTCGCGGCGTGAATAAATTGGTCAAAGCCAATGACTGTGAAAAACGTATGTGTGTCACCCTTCTTATAGAAGTAAGTGGTACACCGACTTGTTATGGCATCCGTGAAGAAATGTAACAAGCCATTAATCATACAAAATAAAAACCAAGAATGAATGAAATTCAAATGAACGTCGATGAAAGCTTTATCGAACATCGCATCGGATAATAAGCTTACTGAAACGAACAGTAAACCCAAAAGCATCATAGTCACAGTGTATGCTGCGATGTGGCTACTTAACCATTTCCACGATGTGCTTTTATTTTCGGCCATCGTCCTTGTCTGCATTGGAAAGTCGGCGACGAAATGTGCCAAGAATACCAATACTATTGCTATCGAACTAATCATACAAAATCACCCACTGAAACAAATGGTATAACCTCGTTCATCTACCCTACCCCAAATACATGTGCTATTGCACGTTCTGATTCCAATTGCAATGGTCTATTCTTATACCATTCCCCGTTATCCCTATCAATCTCGCGTAAAAGCTGTTCAATTTCGTAAGCTGATATTGGGTATTTAAAATACTTGGCACTACCCGCAATAGATACCGCCAAATTATACAAGCCGCTATACCAATCGGATGTCAATGATTGGTATTCGTTTAATTTCTTATCCGAAACAAACGGGCAGTCTCTGTAGCTACTCCAAACAATATCACGGTTATCGCACTGACGCATAGCCGAACTTAGTAGCTCTTGTCTAGCCGTTTCACCCAATCCACCAAATAGACTACTGCTATCATTATCAAAATCAAATGGGTACATTTCCATAACATCAAATGGGTCTAGTGGTTTACCATCATTGGTGAATATGAAATTGTTGGCATCAGGGTATTTACCACTAATGTAATACATACGAGAAAGGTCTTTAGTTTGAACATCAACGTTATTGCCTAAAAGCTGATTCACCGCATACCAGAATGGCTTTATACTATTGTACTCAACTTCTTCGGTTAAATTGAACACCACACGGAATTTCGGATGCTCCACGGTTGACGAACTGGTGCTGTAACAAACGTAATCATATTCACCAATCATTTCATCCAATTCAGCTTTCATGTTATTAACATCTTTGAATATAAGGGTATCGATGTCAACACACGCCCATGAACTCCACGCCAACACATTCATATTGGCACGGGTGGCTCCATCTTCATATATAGCGGGTGAAATAAGAGGACTTGATTTTTTAGCTAGGTTCTTTTCGCCCTTCTTCGGTTTATAGGCGGGTAATTCACTTAGCTTGATAAGGAATGTCTTAAAGGCATTCCAGTCTTTAAACTCTTTCCTTCGGTCAGTTCGGTTATCGAAGATGTTACCAAAGATGGTAATTTTCTTTTCAGTCATATTAACTTAAAGTGTCTCATTAAGAAATAAGTGATGATTAATGGTACACCAATTTTAAAAATCAATGCCCATGCAATGTTGATTACAAACTTAACAACTAAGAATGCAGCGATGAAGAATAGAATAACGGTCAAATCTTTCATAGTTTAGCCACCGTAAGACCTTCAATAGACATCTGCTTATTGAATTCTTGGAACAATTCTTCGTAATCATCATCAGCGTTGGCATGTACCTCAACGTCATTCAATATCGCAATAATCGTTTTGCCAGTCTCCGAAGAATACTCTTGCATTTTAGCGATGTGCTTTGGAATCCAACCTGCTCCGAAAGACACATGGATAGATTCATCATCTTCTTTGATGATGTCTGGTGTAAGAAAATCAATAACACGCTCCAATTGTGTCTCAACATTACAATATTCATGTGTGATAACAACTGACATTTCCTGAATAGAAGTTCGTACATCAGTTTTAAGAAGTTTGGCAACACGATACATTTCACGTAAATAAGATTCAACGTCATTGAGTGGAAGGTTAGCGCCATGTTGGGTTTGTATGGTGACTTCGCCACCGATATAATTAAAGCTCATAAACAATTAATTCCTCAATTTTTCAATATCGCTCGGATTATAATGCTATACTCATCCCTTGTCAACTGGTATATCAGAAATATTTGGGTCATTCAGTGTTATTTCGAATATCCCCTCGTCGCTGTCAACGCATTCCACTTCATAGTCGCATGGGATAATAGAAGACAAATGCATATCAATGGTTTCGGCAACCTTTTTCACGGTTTCTTCATTATTTTCTTGAAAAATGAATTGACTAAGCGATGACTGAATATCATCGCTTAGCTTTTTTCTTAATAATGAAGCGGTTCTATACTTGGCTTCCATCACTTAGCATCCCGCATTATAGAGAAGTTTCCTTCTTTTTGAACCTCAAGCACACGGTCATAAATGTCGGTGTCCGTATTCTTGTGTGTGATTATGAATGTAGACAAACCTTTTGTTTCTTTCAACATCTGCAACATAATCTCATGGCTATCTACATCCAACTCGGCACCGATTTCATCCAACACTAAGATATTAGTAGAAACCGTCGCTTTCTGCATTGCCACTTGACGGAATGCAAATAAGATAGATGTGGAAATACGGGCTTTCTCACCTTCACTGAACGATGCATAACTGAAGTTATCACGGAAACGACTTAGTATAGTCTCATCGAAGTTTTCATTCAAGGTGAAAGCGTAATCAGCATTCAATCGTTCAAGGACTAAGTTTATCTCATGGTTAAGTGTCGGTAGCCACTGGGAAATAACCTGCGCTTTGATTCCGTTATCTTTAAGTAACATTCGAACAATATCGTGAACCTGCTTCTCTTTGTTCAAAGCATCATGTTCAGTTGAAATCGCATCGTATTCTTCTTTGATTACTTTCAATTCAGCTTCGGCGGCGATGACTTCTTCGCTACCTTTATTCTTAGCCGCTTCGATTAGTGATTCAATATTCTCGATTGACGACTTACTAGACTTCAATGACTCTTTACAAACATTGACAACATTTTTGGCATTCTCGACACCCTGCTTAGCTGTATCAACCTGCAACAATGCCGATGCCTTGGCAGTCTTCACAGCGTCCTTGGCATTTTCAACGGCTTGTAACGCTCGTTCTTTTGCAGCTTCAACGCCAGACTTGGCATTTTCAACTTGCTGTTGTGCATTCTGTTTGGCTGTTTCCATTTCCGATTCAAATGATTCGACACGGCTTTCGGCATTAACCACACCCTGCTTATCATTCTCAACTTGCTGTTTAGCTTCGGATAATTTCGTTTTAGCTTTCGATAATTCTTCTTTGGCCTTAGATAAGTCATCCTTCGCCTCAGTTACACCTTGCTTAGCTTGGTTCACCTCTTCGCGGATTTCTGAAATCTCATTAAATTTCTTTTCCAATGCTTTTAGGTTATCATCGTAGTCATTAATCCTAGCTTCACCGTCTTCGATGGCTTTCTTCAGATTACTCAATGTCTCTTTCTTGAAATCAGCGTGTATGATTTGACCACATGATTCACAGTCATCATTGGTGAAATAGAATTTAGCACTTTTCTTATCACGCTTCAAAGATGCCTCAAGTACAGTACGTTCTTCTTTAACTTTATCACTCTCAGCTTTCAATGACTCCGCATCATAGTTATCAAGTTTTGAAATAACTTCATCTACTTTAGCTTGCGCTTGTTCAACCTTTTTTTCGTGTTCCGCCACAATAGCCTCTTCAGCTTCAACTGAAGATTCTTCACGCTTAACTTTAGATTCACTCTCTTCAACTATTAATTTAGCGCCCTTGACCTTCTCTTTAACTTCAATCAACTTCGCTTTACCCATTTCTTCAACTTTGGCAACTTTGTCTTCAGCCTCAGTAATCTTAACCTTAGCTTCTTCTTCAGAAACGGAAACACGAGATTCAGCTTCAACTACGGCCTTCTGAGCCTCTTCTTCGGCAACGGCTACATTAGCTTCAGCTTCACCCACTTTAGCTTCAGCGGTCTTCACCGCCTCTTCAGCGGACTCAACTTCACCAAATATTCGCTTGAAGTTGGTTTTCTCTTTCTTTAATTGTTCATCTAATTCACTGGTATTTTGCGCTTGACGTAATTTCTCAAGGGCACCTTCGCGAATTTCAACTTCATTTTGCTTCATACGAAGATTAGTTTCGGACTCACCCAACAATGTTGTGTTCTGCTTAGTCAAGCCTTTTAGAACTTCACTCATCTCAGTGAATATTTCAATATCCAAGATTTGTGTGATGATTTCACGGCGCTTACTGGCATCCAACTCCATGAACGATTCATGGTTGGCGCTACCAAGTACAATCAACTGTTTGAATGCAGCAAATGAACACTTAGTGATTTCATCCAACTTGATTTGGTATTCTTTATCGGAAAGTGGCGGAAGCATGTCTTTATAATCCATCTCACCGTTTTCCATCTTTTCAGGCTCATCGAATTCACGTACACCACTCTCAGCGCGACGATAAATCTTGAACTTCTTAGGTTTGATTGAGCGATAAACCATATAACTAACGCCTGCAATCTCGAACCATAACCAAACTTCACCACCAGTATTATTCACTGAGTTCATCAATTGCTTTTTACTGATTTTACGAAACGGCTTACCATAAAGAGCAAAGGTGATTGCTTCAACCACCAATGAACTTTTACCCGCGCCATTTCTACCGCCAATCAATGTCATATTGGCGATGTCGTATTCTAATGTGTTTATATCTTGGTTGTCACCGTAAGATAAAAAGTTACGAACCTTTACTTTCTTGAATTCAATTAACATGTTTTATTGTTCCATCATATTTTGTCGTGCTTGTTCATAAATCTCTAGCGTTAAGGCCATGACTTCTTTATGTAAAGTATTATCACCCGCCACTTCATCAACATATTCTTTAATGATTAACTCAGTGCTTTGGCTTTCAATAACACTATCAACATTGGCGCTAGTGTAAGCTTCGATTGTTCGGTCAATGATTTTTAGGTCGATTGGCCCTGCGGCATTAATACGCTTTTGTAGAGTAGCAACTTTCTCTGGGTCATCGTTCTTAACGATTTTCAATCTAACATAATCATTAGTTACGTGTTCAACGTTTGGTATCTCGTCATCGGTTGAGTAAACAATGTCATGGAAAAGCTTTTTATCATTGGCGATGAATTCCATCTCTAATGTTTCAGTATCAAGGATGTGAAAGCCTTTAACTTGGTCAGCATCACTGAAACTTGTTTCGTATGGCGTACCAGTGTAGAAAATATTACCTGTTCTCGAACGATGATGAAAGTGACCAGATAGAACTAATTCCCATCCTTGGAAGTCACCCTCTTCGGTGGTTCCGTGGTCACATGGGTTATTCTTACCCATCAGCATGTTCGTGGTTTCAAAGTGACCCATCAATAAACGACCGCCTTTTCTCAAACCCTCAAGTAGGTCTTCTTCATTGGCGGGTGAAATCCATGGGCAATAATGGATGCCATCAATCTCGGTGAGTTCGTTTTCAATACAGGTGAATGTTTCAGGGTAGGCACCAAGGACACTAGCCGATGAAGCATCTTGGTTATTTGTCTTGTATGGTAAATCATGGTTGCCAATGATTACCTTAACGTCAAGCTCTTGGTCAACGCACGGTTGAATGAAGTGCGTTATACAATCGGATAATGAAAGAATATCAATGTGCTTACGGTTATCAAAGAAGTCACCCAACTGGATAACGTCAGTGATTCCATTCTCTTTCAGGTATGGAAAGAATTGTTCTTTAAAGAAACGTATTTGGGATTGACGTATACGATTATTACCGTTACGACAGCCCCAGTGGGTATCACCCAAGATGGCTATTTTCATAATATTTCCGTTATTTTTATAATGTTTCTAATTCTTCGCAGATAGAATCAAGTATGGTGTCTATGTCATCGAATGACAATTCAGTTGCCCGAACAGCCCCGCGCAAAGCTTGAAAAGAAAGCTTCACTGATTCCATAGTGTCTTTCGCACCTTGGTTGTATGACTCACTCGCAATTTTCTCGATGGAATTCATAGTTTCGTGCCTAAGTTATGTTTATCAGATGTCTTATTGAATTTATTGACGATTGCATCATCCAAGTTGATGTTCAACTTATCAGCTAGGCGGTCGGCGCAGATAATAACGTCGGCCAACTCTTCGCCGATGTCGTGTATAGCATCAGACTCTTCTATGCCGCCTGCGACACCCATATAAAAACGCTCTAGTTTTTTCACAGCATCTAAGACTTCACCCGCTTCACCGCCCATTTCAACGGCACGGAATAACAATGAATCACCTTCATTATTATCACCCATCCATTCTAGGCCACGGGTTTTATTTGTTTCTCTTAAACGCTCGAAGGTTAATTTTTCCATAATATTTCACTATACTTTTTGAGAATCGGTTTAGGTGTTTATCGAAGTATCGTCGGACGACGTAGCCTCGAACAATGCTTGCGATGGTAAACATGACCACCATCCCAATTTGTTGATTGAAGGTATATTCTATGCCATTTATCCAAGCAGCTATAGGCCATACCACAAAAGAAACAAAAATCCCCAGTGAGGTATTAACTATGGCCTCAACTAGGGATTCAATTTTCGATTGACTCATTACTTAGCTTTCTTTTTATCTTTGTAGTTATCGCGATTACGGATATTAAAAGTAGCTTTAGAGTTTTTCTTGTTTTCTTCTTTAGTGTGTTGACGTTCGGTGATGTCGCTTTGTAGCTTCTTCACAGTCTCACCAACCAATGGGTCATCAAGGTAATCCAAACCAAGATTAAGAATCAACTCTTCTATCGTTTCCGTTTCACGGGCTTCGATTTTGATTCTGTTGATAATCGCTGAATAGGCCACCATTGATAAGTAAGCGAATCCATTCGGTGGTGTATCATTCTCTTCACCGAATTCACCCCTAAAGTTAGGCGCACCTTTAATCATGGTCATTATCGCATCACTGACCATCTCTTCGCGGAATGTATATCTTGAGAATTGATGTTTTGTACACAAACGCTCGGCAATCAACATTATATACTCAGCTAATTTATTGGGCATTGGTACTTTGTTTTCGGAAAACACCTGAGACTTAACATCCTTACGTTTCATATCAGGGTTTAATTCCTCGACACGCTCCATTTCTTCACGGAAGGCATCAGCATAATCAGTAAGTATTGCAGTCAAATGGGCATTTTCGATATAGTCTTTATCACCGCGCTTCAGACGAACGCGCTTCTCTTTTGGTTCGTTATCGGCCATTTGTTTAACCTGTAATTTTATTATTTTTATTGTTATTCTTAGCAGGCAGACTGCCCTATTACTATTATATGGTGATTTTGGGCTTTTGTAAGATTATTTTTGCAAAAAGTTGTATAATTCTGTATAAATCTGTTCAAACGAATCGACTTCTGCGATATTCGCAATAAGCATGAATCTTCTTATACTCAATTTTTTCTAAGACAATTTCGGGATTATTACACAATCTGGCATCGGTCATTAAAGTATTATACTCAAACCCTTGATAAATGGCTCTATTCAATTTAGTCATCACTTCGCATTGAACACCCGCGTATTCCGCATAATCCATATTGCTGCGACTGACCTTGTATTTCAATTCAGAGAATAATAGAATAAAGACAATGCTATTATCACTGACAAAAAACTTATACGTCGGTTGCTCTTTCTCTTTATAAATTCCCATGAACTCATAATCAAATTGAACACCGAATGTATCAGTCAAATAATCAACGAAGGCCAATGCATCAAAATACGGATATGGTGAAATAAACATATCGTAGTATGAACAGTCGGGCGTGAGTTTAGAATAATGCTTCTTTCGCTTGGTCTGCTTGGGTGGTTTCTTCACCTTCGCTTTAGACTTAGCTTTAGGTTTCGACTTGGCTTTAGGTTTAGCCTTTGGTTTAGGCTTGCTTTTTGATTTGCGTTTGTATTGAATACCAAGGTTCTTACTGAGATAATCATACTCAGCATTTATTTGTTGCATAATCTCATCGTTACCACCCTGTTTATCAGGGTGATATTTGGATGCTAATTTACGGTATGCAGCTTTTAACCTTTTCTTAGCCCAGTGTTTAGGTAGCTCAAAATATTCAATTTCCACAATAATAGACTCATAATACTATGATTCTATTTATTTTTTTCAATTTTTAAACGGCTGTTACCTTAAACCATGGGTTTTCTAAATCAGCTTCACCGAAGTTATCACCGACGAAAAACGATTCACCTCTCATGCGAGTAGACGTTACATTGATAATCGTGGGTTCATCGTAACAACGTAAATTCTCTTTCTCATCATCAGACAGTTGACTATAATATTCCATGTAAGCATCGTAATCCATAGCCGTCACCGCCCATAAGCTACAACAAATTTCACCGACATTCAAACCTTCTGGGGTATTCTCATCATCCCAACATTCACCAACAATGTCACCATTCGAGTGTTGCTGTAAAAGAACCGATGTATTCGAAGTCGTCAGCCATAACACACCATGCTTCTTAGCCCATTCTTTCATGTAGTCATCAGAGCCTTTTATTGATTCGGTATTAAACTTGTGACTAGCTAAGTCTTTGTCGCGGCCAATGACTTTACGAATATCATTCATAAAAACCAATTTACCAGACGGAACATCAATCTCGGCGGTGGCGGTGGTCAAGTCAACGTTGCCTTCCATTTCACAACGGGCGGGTGTAGTGTCGTCACTATCATCTCTAAATTCCATGTCAACTTCAATGCATTTAGTTTTTAGGTTAAGACGCATTGATAGAGAATGACCGCATTTATTACACGACTCTCGAATATCACTCATTAGACCAAGTGAATCCCATCCTTCGACTATAGTTACTCTCACACATCCATATAAAATGACATCTTGAAAATGATTAGGGTTGTCGGCTTCATCGACATTATAATTGAAAAGCATGATGGCCATTGAAATAGAAAACATATCAATTAGCTTTTCTTTCGAGTAATAATTGTGCTGATATTTCTTTAAGCTGTCGGCATATTCTGCCATGGTGATTGGTTCAGAAAAACCATTGTGACCCATGAAGTCGATATGAAGGTCATCGTAAATATCATCAAATAGAGGGGTTGCCAACTCTTCAGTGGCGATGCGGCGAACCTCTTCGTTTTTCAGAATACACTCACTGAAGTCATTAGCACGGTATACCAAGCGCCCTTCTTCTTTGTGGCGGTTCGGTTCAATAAGATGTATGTACTTCTCCTGTACAGGTTGAATTCGCTTATACAATTCATATAAACCATATTCTTCTAGCATAAAAAAAATCCCCATTAATGATTAACTAATGGGGATTATGTCAGATGAAATGACGCTTGTCAAATTATTTTAGAGCAGCAATCATTTTGTCGTATTCTTTCTTCAATAATTTCTCGATATTATCTGGCTTGGTTTTAGTAACCTTTTTCAATATCTCCATGGTATCCATATTTTCAGGGAAACTCTTAAATGGAATATCATGTTTAGGGTCTTTACTCTTAACCTTGCGTCCTTTCTCATTAGTGTAGAAAATACTAAATGGTGTCCATGCGCCTTGGCCAAGTAATGTGTTACGAGTGATGGTTAAGTAATAACCTTTCTCACCAGTAGGTAAGTACCACACTGTGTCTTTACCGCTACCAAACTTATCCTTGGCACCCAAAGTCTTTTCAACATAACTGATAGCATCAGCACGTTTGAATTTGGTTGACTTAGATTTGGTTTTAAGTTTCTTCATTGGGAAAACCGTTTCAGGGTCTTCAAGTACCGTTTTACGGTTGGTTGATGAATACTCGTAACGACTCATCTTCTTTTTCTTACCGTTCTCAACACCAGATGTTTTAACTGTCATCTCATATGTAACGTCACTGCCGCCACCTAATGTGCCTCTCGACGCTCTAACATCACCGTAAGCCACCTGAATCGCAACATTGTAAACAATGCTTCGGTCATCATTGAAGTATTCAACTTCCAATGTGGCAAATGGTACACCGTATTTGATTTCATCATTAGGGCTTGGAACTTCTTTGATAACACGGTAGCTGAAATTCTCACCGTATGCTTTCTCGAAATGTTTCTCATAGATGTCGTAACGGAAACGAGACTTCAGATTTGCAATTACGATAGCCATTGCTTCGCGTGAATCCGCTTGTTCCGCACGGCGCTCATCCTTCCACTTAGCAAAGGCTTCTTCATGCCCAACGTTCTTTTTAAGAACTTCATAAGCCGAATTAACTTTAACCATTGCGTCATGTGAACCGCCTTGGTCTGGGTGAGCCTGCTTAGATGCACGGGCATAAGCTGTCTTCAATTGCTTTCTATCAAAGCCAGATGGTAAGTCGAATAAACGCATTGCGTCGCCAACGGCCATCTCGATTATAAAATCTTTAAAACCTTTCATTATCGACCTCCAATACCGTCGTATGCCGCGTCAATGATGTCCTTTGAATTCTCAGAACCCTTTTTCACAGCATCAACAGCCGCGTTGTACATCTTAGTGGCATTACGGATACCAGTTGTGGCAGTTTCTGCGACATTTGGGTTATCGTATGACTTATTACCATCAAGGCTTTCACCGTTGGTGGCAACTGCGACGAAATTAACTTTACCGTATGGGTTAAGGATGGCAACTGTGATTTTACCCAATTTGGTGATTTTCTTCACATCATGTGGGGTTTGACCAATTGCAACGTCGTGGAATTTGATGGTATCACCCGCTTTGACAGCCTCGCTGATATTCTCCATGGCCATTTTCTTATGCTTTTGCTTACGCGATGCACCTTTGGCTAGGTCTTTATTGCGGTTGCCCATCTTACCCGCGCCAGACTTACCTTGACTGTGCTTGGCTACGAAGTTATTGATATTCGGGGTTTCTTCTTTGGTTTTCTTTTGTTTCTTCTTGATTTTCTCGGCAATCAAAGAAACGGAATTCATATCAGACATAGATATTTCCTTAATTTGAATTTAACTATGCCTGTATTTATGAAATGGTGGGTTGGAAGGCTTACTTAGAAGCCTTCAAGGTCGCAATAGCGGCCTCAACCTTTTTAATCTCTTCACGCTTATTTTCACGGAACACGAAAAAATCTTCAGGGTTCTCTCGGTCATAAGACGACTCGATTACAGATTCAAGGTGTTTAATTTCAGTTTCAAGCAATTCAATTACATATTCCATTTCAATTCTCCTCAGAATTTCTTTAATTATTTGTAGGCTGCTTCGATGACGCGCTTAGCATCTCTAAGATATTTGTGGTTCCAGTGAAGGTCTTTGCGAAGTTCACCGTCATTGTCAACGATAACATAGCTACGACCTGCGTAATCAACACGACCTTTGACAACTGCAACTTGCACACCGTCAACCATCACACCCCATGAAGCGGGGCAATCACCAACGCCGTTACCAGACCACACCGATGATTTCACTTTCTTGTATTTGATTTCTTTAGCCATGCTTATGTCTCCTCAGACTTTTTTCAATTCAGGTCATCGACCCCATGAATCTAATATCTCATATCACGATATTAAATGCAAGGGTTTTTCGAAATTATTTCCAAGAAATTTCGCGAACTTCCAAGCCTGCGCGGATTGGATACTCACGGCGAATTTTATTGAAACCAGAAAGCTTACCCCAAGAAGGGTTGTGCATATCTGGGATAAGGTAGGCAACCTCAACCCTTTCAGCATCAAGGAAATGAATGCTAGAAACGGCATGGCTGTTATCATAGTTGTGTTCTTCAACAAGAAAGACGGCACCAAGGTTCTTCAACTCGGCAACCATCTCATCATTGATGTCGTAAATACTAGAAATGTTTTTAACGCGGTGCATTAATGTCTCCTCAGAATTTTATCACTTCAGGTCATCGACCCCATGAATCTAATATACTAAAGGTCTGAGGAAAAAGCAAGGATTACCCGCGATATTTTTCAGTAATATCGGATGGAACGTATTCTTGTTTGGTTTCATCGAAGGTTGAAACGATTACACCATAATAACCACGCTCTTGAAGTTCATAGTGAATTTCATACACACGGTAGCGGCTAATATCAGCATCGATTAATTTTGAGGCGGTGTCTCCATCGACGAATTGAAGCGGCATTTCTTCTTCAAAGTGGATGGCTTTTTCTTTATCCCAGTAAAGGTCAACGAAATATTCAATTTTACCCTCTTCGGTATTCATCCGTTCACCAAGGCCAGATATATCACGATAAGTCGCTCCATCATGGTTTTCAAGAATGTCGCGTTTAACGATGTCTTCAAATTGAGTAAGTTGCATAATAATCTCCTCTGTTGATTGTTGGGGCAGAAACATACCACCCCAAATATCACGAGTCAACTATTAATATTTCTTTTTAATTTTGATTTTCTGAATAGAGAAGTCAAAATTTTCAGATGAATAGAAGCCTAGACGGTCTTCACCATGGCGTAATGTGAAGTTCTTACGTTTAGGTGTCGAAAGGTCATCACAGATGTCATAACATTTAACGTTATTATCTGAATCATCAGCAAGACGTAAAATACGACCGATTGACTGTAACGTTAATACAACCGACTTCGAAGGGTGAGCCAAGATTAAGTTGTCAAGGCGCTTGATAGAAATACCCGTCGATGTTGTACCAGTCGATGCGACCAAGATACATTCACCCATTTCGGCTTTCTTACGAATTTCTTCACGCTTCTTACCACTCACTTCACCCGCAATGTAGTAAACTGGCTTGTCGGTGATTTTCTCAATCTCGTCACGGATATACTTACCATGCTCAATCGTATTGAAAAGAAGAACAGTAGTACCCTTCAAAGACGTAGCCAGTTTGATTAACATTTGTGAACGCTCTTCACATTCAGTCAACCATTTGATTTCATCTTTGTATTCGTACTTACGTGCTTTACCATCCTTCATAGTAAGAGTTTGTTTCAACTCTTCTTCGTAATCCATAACCATACACTTAATATGTAGGTTGGCCACCATCCCCTGTTCCATCAACTGGGATGTTGTGATTACTCGATAAGGCGCACCGAAGTTTCCTTCGATAACCAATTCATCAACATGTTCACCACTAAGCGTACCAGTTAAACCAATGCGGTTATAACAGTCTGGTAACTTATCCATAAGGTCTTGCATGGATTTAGCTTTGGCGCGGTGGGCTTCATCGGCAAAGCAAGTGGTTATATTACGAGCTTCAAAGAATGAACGAGGCTCTTTATATATTGACTGCCATGTACTAACAATAACCCTATGGCCGATACTATCTTCTTTATTGACACCCGCTTTGATACCGAACGGCGCTTCGCCGCCGTAGCCGACGAAATCGTCGGCCATCTGACTTACTAGACCAACCGACGGAACGATAACAAGAATATTTTCGTCTGGGTTAATACGCTTGAACCACTCACAGGCCATGTAAATGATTAATGATTTACCAGAAGATGTAGGCGAAAGAATTACCGTGCGCCTCTTTTTGATAATGCGCAGTAGAGCCTTAATTTGGTGAGGGTATGGAACAAATGGAAGATTTAAGGATTTCACGAAGTCCGCTACCACATCCATAGACGGGGCAACTTCTTTTGGTGGAAGCCATTCTTCAACGACATCGACGTTATAACGATTAGCAAATTGCTTCATGTTATCGACGAGGCCAGTAGGCATGGTCATATTTCGCTTATCGAATAGGCGAATTTTACCATCCCATTGTCCACTTTTGAATTTAGGGGTGAATCTTGCACCTTCAACTTCGAAGGTCAAATGCTCATCCAACATGGACATAATACCCATGCTAGAAAAACCTAATTGTACTTTAGAGGCATTCCCCCTGCGTACCGTAATTGTAGAAGCCATAATATATTACCATTATTATTGTTATTATATGGTTTTATTTATGGCGTTTTTTCGATGGCCTTTTTCGCTTCTATGGATACTTTAATGGCTTTCATCATTTCAATCACTTCGGGTAAAGTGAAATCAACGCCACTGTTACTATTATCTTCGAGTACACGAATCACACTGGTGAGTACGTCAATACTCCCCTTGTGATAATACTCGGCATTACTCGCAGGTTGCATTAATGTATGACCTTTTTCCCGATTGGTCTACCGAATTCATCGAATTGTGGTTTATCCTGTTGCTCTTCGATAAGTTCGTCATAATATTCGTCGGGTATTTCCAATTCATCATCGTCTTCCAATGCTTTAAATTCATCAGCTATAGAGTTGAAAAATTCATCTTCTTCCGATTCAACATCTTCTATAACCATTTCGCGGAATTCATGGCAAATTGCAATCATGTCACCAATGGTATAGGTTTGGTTCGGGTTTTCTTGCCCCATCGCCACTAATGCCGCCACTAATGAATCCAAGGTTGCGATAGAGCCTGAATTATAAGAATCAGATAGTAATTCTATCATAGTGAACTTATCACTTATTTTTTCTTCATCCATTACACAATACCATTTTTTATTTTTTGGTCACTAACGATGTTCGTCACACTAAAGTGCATCTTAGAAATGTTGTATAGTATTTCTTTCAAACCATCAATTAGGATGTCATATAAGTCAATTTTAGTTTGAAGCTTCAACATTTTAGGGTCAGCGGCAATAGCCTTCTCAATCCCCGCCCTTGTTTTGATTTCCTTCGGTTGCGGTCGCTCTTTATATACATGAGCTTCAGCTTTACCTGAATAATAGTCGTCAAGTTCTTGGGTTAATTCTCTATAGCGATTCAAGTACATCAGCTTTTCTGCCCTTGAGTTCATCCACATGGTAAGGTACTTGGAATGTAAACTATGGACATCGGCAGCACTGGTTTTTATATCATCGGAACGTACAACTTCAACGTCCTTTTGCCACATTTCCAAAAGTTCTTCTTGATTTATCATTATTTTTTTTCTCATAAATAGTTTAAATATTATTCAACTCTAGGTATTAAATTATGTCAACTGATAAAGATGAACTAGACCCTAAAGAATTTATCAACAGTATTCTTAACGATGATGAAGATGAATCGCCAGAAATCCCATTTGACACGGAAGATGATGAAATTACTTCTGAAGAACCAATTGAAGATGAAACAACTTCATTGGAATCAACTGAAGAAGATATTGAAGTCACCAGTGATGAATCAACCGATGTCATTCCATTTGATGAAGACACTGGTGGTGAAATCATCATGTCTGAACACAAGCGTAAAACAATTGAAAATGTTTCGGAACATTCCATAGAGGATTACGAATATGTTCGAGCTAATATCTATGATACAATCGAAGCTTCTCAATCAATTCTCGAAACAGCTTTAAACATCGCCAAGGAAACTGAAGCACCACAAGCAATTAAATCTGCTACCGATGCCGTTAAAACCCTTGTGGATGTTCAAAAGGAATTAATCTCATTACAAAAAGAAGCAATGGCATTATCAAGAGATTATGAAGATATGATATTCGATGAAGCTGATTACAATAGAAAAAATTCTATTCCATCATCTTCAATAAGTCATGTCAACAAAACTGAGAATGTTGGTTCGGAATCATCAAAACCTAATGATTCTATTAATGTTAGCATGACAACTACACAGTTACTTGAAATGCTTGAAGCCAATGATTCAAAAGGTGATGTGATTGATGTGACACCACCTAAGTCATAAATTTATCATTCTTATTATTATAATTATATGTAGATATTTTAATTTGTCAGATAAATTTTTCATAAAAATCATTGGATGGAATCGTGCGCTTTAGCGCACCCATGCCATCATTTTGTTTACCCACTGTTTTTCCAGTCTTTTTTGTGGTATAATCCATGTCGCCCCAGTAAGCTAGTAAAAAATAGCCATTAACCTTATGGTCATATAGTAACCCATATGGGTTTTAAATTAATTTAAGGATTGATTGGGTGCGCTAAAGCGCACGGGATAAATCCCACCAGAATCATTTTAAGTGGCGGTAGGGTGTGGCTACCGCAATGGTATGGTGAAGCATTTGATTAAACTAGATACTTTTATAAGTAGTGGGTTTTTTGAAAAACGTAAACAAAAATCAACAACTTTATGTATGAACGGTAGTTTTAACCAGACGAACGGTATATATTTAATAATTAGATATAGAAACCAACATTAATCGATAAAATCGATATAGAAATAAAAATCAAGAAAAAAACAGACAAAACCGAAAAACAACATATAATACTTTTATATGCACATCCCTTGTGTTGGATTATTAGTGAGTGAAAATAATGGAAAGAGAAGTATCCTTTGATGATAACCCGCCTGCAATGCAGGTTATTAAACAATGTACAGTATTTAAACCTAAGAACGTACCTGATATTACGTTTTGTACGGGTGAGCCGGGTTCTGGTAAAACGGAAATATTAAAAGCGGTTGTTAAAAAATTAACGAAAGACCTGAAAAATGTTTACATCGTTGCACCAACTGGTGTGGCTGCATTGAACGCGGGTGGTATAACCATTCATTCTGGTTTCAAGATACCTGTTCGAAATAACCCCCAAGATATGATGAAGCTTACACCTTTATCCATGGAAAATAAATCAGAAGCACGTTTATTGGAAACATTGAAGGCTATTGACGTACTTGTAGTTGACGAAGTATCCATGGTGTCTGCATATATACTTGATATGATAGACAAGCGTATGCGACAAGTCAGAGACAACCATTTACCATTTGGTGGTATTAAGGTTATTTTGTTCGGTGACTTGTTACAGCTTCCACCAGTTATAGGATTTGGTGCCGAAAAGCAAGCCTACTTAGAAAGGTATAAATCCGAATGGTTCTTTGTTTCTAAATGCCTTGAGCATGTTGACTTGGATTCTGGTACGGTTCTTCTTACGAGAAATTACCGACAAGACCAAGACCCACAATACCGTAACGTTCTACAATCAATGCGGAAGCAGAAAAACCTAGAACTGATAAAAGATACTATCAATAAACATTGTGTTGGTAAATTACCCCCTGCGTCACAGTCAACGCTATTATGCTCAACCAATAAAATATGTGACACATATAATGCCCGTGAATTAGAAAGGCTAGAAACAGAACTTCATACATTCGTTGGCACCATCGAAGGTATTTTCCCTGAGAAATTAACACCAGTGCTTGAGACTTTAGAAGTAAAAGTTGGGTGCCGTGTGATAGTTAAGAGAAACGTTTACGACGATGAAACGCATGACCTACTTGCTGCTAATGGTGACATAGCCATCGTTGAAGATGTAGACCCAGATTACCTGAGATTGAGAAAGGTTAAAACTGATACGGTGTTCAACCTTGAGAAAAACATATGGGAAAACATCGAGTATCAAACTAATGAAAAGGGTACTGTCGAGAAAGTCGTCATTGGTTCATTCGAGCAATTCCCAGTCAAGCTAGGGTATGCTGTGACAATTCATAGTAGCCAAGGATTAACGTTAGATGAAGCTATCATTGACATTGGTGATAGACAATTCGTTAATGGTCTATTCTATGTTGCTTTATCTCGTGTTCGTTCTTTCGATGGTATTCACATTAAGCGTAACGTCCGCGTGGATGATATGAGAATGGACGAAGGTATACTACAATTATATGAAGGGCTTGAGCATAAGTCTAAAATGATAAGTGAACTTGGTGGATGATATGAGTATAACTAGAATTGATTATGATGATATAATGTTGGCTGTTAATAAAGCCATCGTCGGTGGCGGCAAGGAAATCTACTTCGGTGAAAGAGAGGTTGAATTTGCTCATACTAGAAATGATGGTAATAGCATGTTGGAACTTAGAAACCCGCCTGAACGTGTCAAGTTTAAAGATATTTGTGGAATGTCCAAGTGTGAATTCAAAAACAACTTCGAATATAGAAGTAAACTTTTTTAAACGGGTATAATATGACAAAACGTATTAAATTAACTGGCAAAGAGATAATGGACTTGGCCACCTTCGCGGGTATTGGTGTCAAGTATGAATTAGATGAAGATGAACAGGAATCCGAATATTGGGTTTCCACTTGTCACCCAGATGGATTAATTGATGAAGGTCAACCAGACAAGCGTTTCCATTTTGAACATGTCGTTTCAATTGTTGATTACCCTGAAGAGGGTGTGATGGGATTAGGTGAGATGACCGTCACTGAAGCGAAAGCCGAAGAATAAAAAAGCCCGTAAGGGCTTTTTTATTATGTGAACATTTTAATCATATCGGTCATGCCGTTTATTTCGCCAGACTTCTCTAGCTTATCGGCTCGCTTGATGAGCTTCTTGGCATGTTTCTCTGCACTCTTCCATTTCTTTTCTTTTTCTGGCATGGATAGTAATTCGCCATTATCATCGAACAGATTGAATTCGTCTTTGTGGTCTTTCTTACCACGAACAATACCGAATGCTAAGTCAGTATTGTCTGCCAACCACTTACCACCTTCGGCGGCATTTTCCAAATCATTGAATATGTAGTTAATTACGATTTTCATTTGGTCGGCTTTCTTCAATTCCATGAAGACCGTAGCAAAGGCATTATTCCTTGAGCGATTATTGGCAGCGTCGTAAAATGCGCTCCATACTTTATGAATCGAGTGAGGGATACTATCTTGCTCCATCACTTTGTAATTCATTTCGCTGATATGTTGTTTGAATGATTTCATAGGTATTCTCGGTTAAAGATTTTCCTATATTTATTCTTCTTCTAACTCAATCCACCCTTTGTCGTGAATAGACTTCAAAGTATTGAATCGTTTCATGGATAGCGTTTGTACTCGGTAATAAACAACGTCATCTAAGCTTTCGGATGAATCGCGCTCTAATAGAACATCCGTGAAATCACGGCATTTCTGTCTGTTTTCTTCATTGATTGGTAATATTTCAACATCTTCGTACATGTTGTCGTAAGTTGAAGAACGTAGAACCACTGTAATGAAATCACCACTTGGACTTTTTGTGACCTTATGTTCACCGCCGCCGACGACGTAGTGCATGATTTCCATATCGTAGAATACTTTGGATTCAATTTCACTACCTTTCCTGAAAATGCGAACACCGTCTTTGGTGTAAGTACCGCCACGATTTCGGCTAAATTCGAATCCCATGTCTTTAAGCTTACCAAACTGGCCAGTGAAATTGTAATACATATTAGATACCTTGTTTACGAAGTTCGCGTTTAACGTGACCCATTAGGAACTTAGCTTTATTCATTAACTGGCGTGATTTTTCGGAATCACCAAGTCTAAGTGCTTCTTGTGAATCTGAAAGAATGCTCATAGCTGAACCTTGTAAATCGAAATAATCATCGGAAACCTCAAAGAAATAAGACAACGAAGCCTTATCACAGCCGTACATGTTCAAAACTTCTTGTTCAGATTGGTGTATTTGTGGTTCTTTAAGCATTTTGTCACTCTCCTCAGTTGATATAGACAATATACACCGCCCTTGGCGTGAATGCAAGCTTTTATTTAATAAATAGTGAGAAATAATCAATTTTTTTTCTATTTTAAGGAATGACGACAATGAATTATAAAGACTTATTGGCGGAAATGAACCACGCCGAAGCCATTACGGAAAATTTCGAGAATGCAGCGGCTAAAGCGGGTATCAAAATCACTGCCCCTATCACCTACGTTGCCGACCTAGACCGTGCGGCTGAATTAGACAAAACACAAGTTGGTGGCAAAACAAGTAACCGTATTTACACATCTGACGGTAAATATATGATTGAATTCTGGAACAGTTCAATGAAAATAACCGACACTAGCAACGCCATGAAAACTGGTAAATCAGCTAAAGAGTGGATTGTTCGCCATGACCGTTCTAATGGTCGATTCATTCATTACTTAACTGGCGACTTAGAAGTTTCTCAAATGAAACTTACCGATTTCTTGGATGCTGTTGAGAATAAGACATTGGGTGAAAAGTTCGCATCAATTGAAAACTTGGAACACTTAGAAGGCACTACGGCGAATACAATTAAGTCTAAGGATATTTTCTCACCATACGGTATCAAGAATTTGAAGCGTGTGAAAGACCTTAAAGATAAAGTAACCTTGCCTACATTAGCTAAGCTAATTGCCAACGGTCAATATGATGCACTTGGTTTGGATTACAGCTACACCGATGATTACGCTTTCGATAATGCCAACAACTTCGGTAAAGGTAAACTTGTTAATGCCATGGAAATCTTACAAGAGATTATCGAATCTGGTATGGGTCATAAGCCTTACTTCACTAGCCCTACTAAAGATGGTCGTCGTGTTATTACATTTGGTCCACACTCGAATAAATCATACAGCTTGGTTCTAAACCTTAAAAACAAGCATAGGATTTAATCATTAACAAAAAGGCCGCAATAAGCGGCCTTTTTTCTTTCTATCTTTTTACTTGAAGTCATCCAAGGGTAGGTCATCAACATCTGGCGCTAATTCCCAGTCTTTGAATTTCACATCACATAAGTTGGCACCAGTGGTTGCCTTTGCGTAAAAGGTTGGGTGCATCTTACCATAAACCTGCTCAAGTAATTCTTCTGGAATTTCAGAAACACGAATATACTTGTTATTGTGTGGGTCAACACATGGTAAATTAACGGCTGTCCATTCTTTGCCGCGTGGAATCATACCAACGACATTGACGAGGGTACGGTGGTAGGTTTGAGTTGAGTCGGTCATAGTAATTCTCCCTTTGTTTAATGTTTGGGGTGACTGGTGTCGTATTTATAACTTGTTGAGCATTTATCGCATTGGTACTTACGATGCCCGAACGCTTCTTCCATTCTGGATACTTCTACACGGAAGACGGCACCTTTACAACCGTTTTGGCCACAAAACGTACCTTCTTCTGTCTGGGTGATTTTCTTCTTAAAGTTGCTCATGGGTAAGCCCCCGCGAACATGCCTATTAGGCATACCACTATTACAGTTATTGCTAATACAACGAATGAGACATAATCAAAGATACCCAATGGGTAATCGACTGGTTTAAAGTCCTCCCATTGACTAGCGGGGTAACAGACTTCACCGCCTACTTCACCGCCTACTTCACCTTTGAAGTATCGTTCTTTAACAATAACATCAATTAATTCATCGCCATCAACCGAAGTTACCGCCACATTTTTCTCATTGTAGACTTTCATTATAAGACGACAGTCTTCGTCGGCTGAACCATCATCCATCGCCGCTAAAGTCGTTACAGCATTGTACATACAAACGCACCAGAATATAAAAAATAACACCTGACAAGTCTTTGTCTGCCAATCTGATAATTTCAATGACATATTAAACCCCCATTAAAAGCCGTAGCTATTTGAAATCAGTTTTAGGAATCCCCTGACATCGAGAGTATTCCATTTTTTAGATAACCACATTCCATAATTTTCTTCACGGAAATGTGAATTGTAGTATACCCCTTTAATTTTACAATCCGCTGCTATCACATCGCCATCATAACTATGTGTAGCAAGAAACGCAATAGCGGGAACCTTTAAATTGTCGATTAAGTTTTCGAACAGAATTTTCTGACCAGTGGTTAGACTACCACTACTTTCATGCTTGAATTCACCGAAAATCATCACCTCACCGCGTGATTCAATCATCATGTCTATGTCAGTTGGACTGATGCCACGGTCGAACGTAAGACCTTCAAATAGAATAAGGTTTCTACCAAGGTCTTTTGATTTGTAAAGAGAATCGGCCATTATGACATTTCCCATTCATCTTCGGGTTCGTTTCTATCTACACTATTTTCTTCACCGCAGGCAGGGCAAGGTGAATGTTCACCATTCGCGCAATTGCGCCCATAAGCGACGTAGCCAACTTCTTCGCCGTGTAAATGTAGACCGCAACTATGACAATAGTATTCTGAGTCTTCGGTGTAAGGGTTATTACCAAGCGTGTAAGCGTATGGAAGATTACCCAATGTTGATTCTTTTGAATCTGGTGGGTTCATCTTGAATTCAAGACCTTCGTATTTCAAGTCTTCGACATTGACACCAACCGAGCTTTCTGACGAAAATGTGTGTTTTATTTGGCGACCATCGCACCCAACTATATCGATAGTGAGTGTGACACCACTTCTGGTGTTTTCTTGAGATATGTTAATAGACTTTGGTTCTATTTCAATCTCACCGTCATCGTCTTCAACCCATTCCATGTATAAATTCGAATCGATTTTATCCAAGGCATCCATCATCGTCCAACCAATGTTTTTGGTCATGAAGTCATAACAATCGATAAGGCGCTGACGGTGCCCTTCATTGAATAACCATACTTCTAAGTCGATGTCGCCATCAACCTCACCTATAATGATTTTAACTTTCTTATCTTGGATATTCAGAATTTCATTTTCTGTTAAGTTTACAACGTTAGCTTCTGGGTAGCTTTCTTTTTCCTTTTCTAGGAATTCGACGACATCTGGTTCCCATGCAGCATAAACAATTTGGAAATATTCTGGTGTTTGTATTTTAAATAGCATTGTGGCGGTATCTCCTAGTGGTAATGACTATTATGACACTCTTGCCATAATATCACTTCATCTTTCGACATAATTTGGTCATGGATGCACATTTTACCCAAAAGCTTTTCAACACGTTTCAATCGTGAACGCATTTTGGATGACATTTGGTTGAATGTTAGCTCTTCAATAGGGGAGTCGTCAACCGTTACAAAACGGAATTGTGAATAACGGCATAATTTGAATGCATCGTTGATGATTTGGATTTGACCACTTTCTTCGATGATTGACACAACTGTGTAAGTTTCACCTAATGTGATGTCAGTTGGTTCACCACTTTTACCGTCACTGCGAGGTGTGTTGTTGTCGATGTATTTCACTTTCATTAGATGTCTCCTATCTCTTCGACTTTATCTAAGTCAACCATAGCCAGTAGTTGTTCAATACCGCCATGGACATGCTTGAACACACGGTCACTGCCGTCTTTGTATTCAACGACGAACTTATCACCTTTCAAATGACCCCAACGACCCATCGGGGTATCGTCTTCATCTTCCATTGAATGAATATAGGCTTCGAACTCATCGCCCGATAATTTTCTGATGTCAAACTCTTCGGATTGCATTCTTTATTTCTCCTCAAAAATAAATTTCAAAAGCATGTTAAGCTAAAATGCGAATTATTGCAAGTGGTATTTCACACCTTTTTTATCAAATGATTCCATAAGCTTAGAAGACTCATCCATCCCCAAAAGCTCATCCACCAATTGAAGATAGTGACCCGCGAAGTGTGTTCCGTGCCAAACACGACTATCACCTTGTGTCTTGTGAACTAAACAATGCGCCATCTCATGAATCATAACATATTCATTCCTTGCCCAAAGCGGTAGACACACTTGTCGCCTGTGTGGTTTATAGCAAGCACTTCTTCGACCGCGCCCGTCACCAATCTTAATTCGCTTCCACCCTTTGTGTCGTTTCCAATATTCGGTGGCCATTATTTTCTTTAGAAACTCATGGCAATCATCTAACTGACGATATTTTTCAACAGGCTCATACATTGGGAAAACTGAACTCTCCGCATCGTAAAGTTTACTTCGTTGGAAGTCTCGTGGCATTGAATTACCTCAAAATAACTAATAGAAACAACATGATACACCAACTGCAATTCACTGTCAACCTAAAATTTAATAAATATGTAAACGATTATCAACATAATGTGAATAAAATGGAAACAAAAGGTAAGTTTTTCAACGAGGAATACGGCTTCGACCCGACGCTTCACGTTGAACCCGACCAGAAATTCAAGAACTATATGAATGACCCTAAATTGAAGGGTATGCATTCTGATGTTATCTTTAAAGAATGGCAAGCGAAGGAAATCATAAAGTGTAAAAATGATATTCTTTATTTCGCCAACTATTGTAAAATCATCCACATTGACCATGGCTTGATTACAATTGACCTATTCCCCTTCCAGAAACAAATGCTCTGTGCAATGGCGGGGCAGAAATACGAACACCTTCCAGAAGATTACGATTATTCACGTTACGTTTGTTTATTAACAGGGCGACAAATGGGTAAGACCACCGTTGCCTCTATATTCCTTTTATGGTTTTCGTTATTCAATAGTCACAAGACCATTGGCGTACTGGCTAACAAAGGTGAGTTGGCACAGGAAATCATGCAGCGTTACCAAATGGCTTATTCCTATCTACCACTTTGGTTGCAGCAAGGCGTTGACATCTGGAATAAGCGTTCAGTTGAACTTGAGAATGAATCTCGTGTGATAGCGGGTTCAACAAGTGGTTCGGCGGCTCGTGGTTTCTCTTTCTCATGCCTATACATAGACGAGGTGGCGTTCATCGACCACAACACATGGCATGAATTCTACAAATCGGTTTTCCCGACGCTATCATCTGGTAAGGAATCTCGACTAATATTGACGAGTACACCAAACGGTTATAACCACTACTACACACTTTATACCGCCGCCGTTGAGAAACGTTCTAATTACTCGGCGCTTAAATTCATTTGGAGTGATAGGCCAGACCGTGACGAGAATTGGAAACAAGACCAAATCGCCAATACCAGTGAAGACCAATTTAGACAAGAACATGAAGCTGAATTCATGGGCGGCTCCGACGGTCTTATTTCGGGTAGTGAGTTAGAAGATATTCCAATCTTCAACCCATCGTTTAAAAATGATGACACTGGCCTCAAGATTTTCAAGAAGCCTGAAAAGGGTAAGAAGTATGTGTTGACGGCTGATACATCCCGTGGTCTTAGAATGGACTACTCGGTGTTTATTATCTTCTTAGTTGACAAAGGACAGCCTGCGCAAGTTGTGGCTACATTGAGAACTAATACAATCGAACCCCTTCACTTTGCATTCTTCATCAACTACTACGGTCGTCAATATAATGATGCGGCTGTTTTATGCGAACTGAATGACGCGGGTGGTGATGTGGCCAATAGCTTATTTTATGACCATGATTACGAAAACTTAATAAGAACGGTTACAGAGAAGAACATCGGTCAAAGAGCGACTTACTCAAGCAAAGGTAGTAAGCGTGGTATTTCAACCAGTAATAAGACTAAGATGATTGGTTGTACATCATTGGGTACATTAATCACGAATAAGCAGTTGTTCGTCAATGACGAGGAAATTGTACAGGAACTAGGTCACTTCGTTAAGACTGGGGCATCGTATGCCGCCGAAGAGGGTTATCACGATGACTTGGTTATGTGCCTTGTTCTTTATGCATGGCTCGCAACACAGGCTTTATATTCTGAAATCATCGGTGAGAAGGTTCACTATTCCAAAGCGAAGGAAAAATATGGTGACGAGACTGGCCATGATTCCACACCCGCCATATATAGTGTAGAGACTGAATTCACGCACCAAGTTATCGACGATGAACTTTGGGAGTTGGTGACTGGTGATGAAGGTTCTGGTAATTTCTTCAAATAAGGATTGAAAATGGGCGACAATAAAGAATACAAACACGAAAAAGAAATGGCTGAATCATTGGCTGATGAGAATATTATCGTCACTGATGGATACCCAGTTAAAATCTATACAGATGAAGAGTTAAAAGAGCTTCAACGAAAGGGGGTAATCGGTGAAGTGACCTACTTATAATCGAATTAATTCCCCACAAACCCTGATTATCCTTGTATCTGAGTCTTGGCTTTTATAAATAAAGACATAAAGAAATAATACCTTTAATGAACAAGGAGAATTTAATATGGGATTCCAATTAAGCCCAAGTGTCGATGTACGTGAAATCGACTTAACCAACGTAGTACCTGCGGTATCTACCTCGATTGGTGGTATGGCGGGTTCTTTCGAATGGGGACCTTGTGAGCAAATAGTAACAATCTCTAATGAAAAGAATCTTCGTGCTACCTTCGGCGACCCACGAATTTCAACTTCGTTATCGGCTTTCAATAACCAGATTGATTGGTACACATGTGCGAACTTCCTATCTTACACGTCTAACCTTAAAATCGTTCGTGCTTATTCTGAGCTACACAAGAACGCTTCTGAGCAAAAGACTTTAGTTGGTAACTACAGAAGTGATGCAACATTCACGCCTGCTCGTTACGACGAATCTGAATACACCATCGACTTTGGTGATTCTTTCGTTACTGGTACAAACCCAGAAGGTTCATACCAACAAACTGATTTAACATTCCGTTTATCTAACCCGAACGTTTCTAATGTTACAGCGGGTGCGCCACAATCTGGTGTTCGTAAGCGTTATGCGATGATTGTAAATACCCCTGCTAATGAAAACGCTATCGTTGTTCAAGATGCAGGTGTTCGCCAGAAAGAAATGATTACAGTTGGCGGCAACGTAAGCGCGGCGGGTACAATCACTATGACTTTCGGTAACACAGTTATCTCTGTTGACGTAAGTAATGGCGAAACATCTGAATTAGTTGCTATCAAAATCAGTAACGCTATCAGCGCATCGGGCATTGCACTTGCTCCACAACAAGTTGATAACACTGTAACATTCGAATACGTGAATGCTACTGGTACTGAAGCAGACGGTACAGGTATCGATGACCAAACTGGTTTCGTTCGTAAGACACAAATTGATTCGACAGTGCCGGGTCTTACTGTATCTAGTGAAGTATTAACTATCGGTCGTAATGGCGACCAATTCTACACATTGGTTTATGATGACCCAAGTGTTGAAGCTCAATACCTTCTTATCACTAATGATGATACTAAGACAACTATCGCCACTAACTTAGGTCGTGTTGTAGAAAACCTTAGTTTCTCATATAAAGGTGGTGACGAGCCAATTGAAACAATCGGTAACTCAGTAACTTGGACAAACGTAATTTACGGTGCGGCTCCATCTAAGGACATCACTGCCATCGACGGTGGTTCAACAAACGTTACATTCGATATTTCTACTAACCCTGCACAAGGTGGTCGTGAAGGTGAAGACCCAACGCCTGCTACTGCTTTCACAATCCGTATCACGGGCTACCCAACTGGTTCAACAGTTGACGTAACAATTCCCGGCGGTTCTTCAATTCAGAAAGTAGCTGCATTGGTTAATGAGCAATTACTAATTACACCATCTGCTTACAATGTAGAAGGTCTTTCATGGTCTACTCAAATCCCACAAGGCGCACCAGAAACTGTACGTTTCATTGCTCCAATCAAAACTTCTACTGATGTTATCCCATTGGTGCAAGTATTTGACGACCAAAACAACTTAGTAGTTGACTTAGCGAACGTTTTCTATGTTGAGTTCGGTAACGATGACCACTTATTAGACGACAGCACAATTTCAGGTACACCAAAATACGGTGCGACAATGGTTGTGAATGACGTTGTTGTTCCAATCACTGAAGGCGATAGCTCTGCGACGGTTGCAGGTTCATATGCATACGTTGTAAATAACTACGTTCGTCCTGAAATGACTGAAACAAACGTTGCTTACTCAATCGCAGATTCAACGACTGGTGGTTCTGGTGCATTATTCAACGTTACATCTGAAGCGGGTGTTTACACAAACGTTGAATACGTTGATGATTCTGGTGACGACTCATACACAATCGGTGATGAGCTTGTAATCAAAGGTGCGCAACTAGACGGCTTAGACGGTACTCACGACCTTCCAATCACGGTAACAGGTGTTGGTGGTGACGTTGATGACTTAACTGGCGTAACAGGCCCATCCGACGGTTCAGGCGACTTACAAAACACTACACAGGCATTGCCTGCGGCATGGGACCCACTAGTAGGTTTCCCAACATTCAACTTCACTAGTGATGGTAACAACGGCTACAACGTTACTTCAGCTAATGGTAGTAACTACTCGCCTACTGATACAATTACTGTATTAGGTAGCGTTTTCGGTGGTACTGACGGCGTTAATGACGCGGTTGTATCGGTTGCTACAGTTGAACAGAGTAAGAGCATTCTTAACAAAGCAGTGCCGGGTACTTTGGGTACGCCTGCGGTTATCTCTTTCGAGCGTGATGCGGGTATCTATACGCCATCAAGCGTTTCTGTATTGAGTGCGGGTTCAGGCTACAGCGTTGGTACTTACACTATCTTAGGTACAGACGTTGAAGACGGTGCTACTATCGCAAATAACGTAACTGTAAACGTAACGTCTATTTCTGATAACCTTCCGACTGTTGTTGCAGCGGCTGACGTTATCGATACACGTACATACGGTGACGGCAATGCTGAATTCGAAGTTGAATTCGACGGCGGTTATAGCGACATCAACATTGTTTCTCAAGGCGCAGGCTATGAAGCTAATGACCTTGTGACTGTTTTAGGTAGCGACCTACACGGTGTTGACGGTGCCAATGACCTTATGATTCAAATTGACGCGGTTGATAGCGACAAGACTGATTTAGGTGGTATTCCATCATTAAACGGTAGTGCTACACCAGACGTTGAAATCACTGTTGATACTTCAGGTAACAGCTACACTAACCCACAAATCACTAAAAACGACGAGCGTATCTACGCAGTTGGTGACGTTGCACGTTTAAGCACTTCGGTTCTTTACGGTGCGACAAACAACCACGTTGAAGATGTGACTGTGACTTCTGCTACAACATTCACTACTACTGGTTCATACCAATTCATCGGCATGAACGACAGTGCTAACTTCACGCACGACGGTGGTTTAGAAGATGACATGCAGTTCGTTGTAAACTTCACTACTGGTGGCGGTACAGCGGGTATCACAAGCGTTACATTCATCTCTGACGGTCATGCAGTGAACAATGGTGACACAATCACAATCACGGAAGCACAGTGGAACGCAGTTGGCGTAACTACAAGTGGCGGCGGTGATACTGTACTTACATTAATCGTTGATGACGAATACTACGACGCTGAAGTGACAATCGCTTCTGTTGACGGTTTCGACATCGACTTAACTGATGTTGGCGCAGGCGGTAGCACACGTAATGCAGACGGTACATCTTTCACACCGACTACATTCGGTAACATCAACATTGCAGTTGATGGTATTTCTCGTGCATACACAGCGACTGTTAATTCAGGCGGTGAAGGTTCAGGTTGGACAAATGGCGACCGTATCTTCATCAAAGGTGACGTAATCGATACTGTAAACGGTAACGACGCGGGTAATAACGATTTATTACTTACAGTTGTGACTGACGGTAGTGGCGGTCTTGCGACATTAGTTGTAACTTCTAACGACGAATACTCTGACATCGTTGCACCATTAGTTGGTGGCGAAGGTACAGGCGGCGTTGCAGGCGACTTAGACGAAAATGATTTCGCAAACGTAAGTGCTACTGGTACAGGTGTTCAAATGACTTTAACCTTGGATGGTTTAGGTGATTTATCTACTTCACTTGATGCTACTGGCGCAGGCTACACAGTTGGTGATTACTTCGAATTCAACCTTTCTGACTTCGGCGGTACATTAGCGACTAGCACTGACATCATCCGTGTTACTGTAACTGGTGAAACAGCGGGTGCGATTGACACAATTGAAACTGGTATCATCCGTGAAGCGGTTGCTCCAATTGCTGATGCTCGTGGCTTAATCTCTACGAACGGCCTTAACTCAATTGTTGTTGGTAACACTTGGAACTTCGGTGCAATCACTGCGGCATCTGTTTACACAGGTACGGCTACAACTGAAGGTGGTATTGCTACAGCGACTGTTTCTGGTACAGCCCTAACAACAGGCCCAATCCTAACAGCGGCAGTTACAACACAACCAAACGTATCAAGCGGCTTCATCGTTGACTTTACACCTGACCCTGCGGCGGTGGCAAACGACGGTAAACCTGCAAGCACTGTTGTTGATGGTGCAATTGTTACTGTTGTGACAACTGGTGTTGAAGATATTTCTGGTCCTGCTCCTAGTGAGACAACTACAGAATACGGTATCACTTATGAGATTCGTCCGTCAATTGATACCCCTGCGGGTTTCGATATTCCGTTCCCGACTATGTTCGTGACTGACGGTGACGTTACTGAGTATCTTACTAAGCAACTTGGCGACCAAAACAACCCATCATATGCATTGAATGCAATTGACGTTACTTTAACTGGTGACATCATGGAAAACGGCGAAATCGTCGAAGAAGATGTTCAGGTTATCGGTAAGGTATTGAGTTGGGAATACGATTCAGAAGACGACGTTACTGACGTTGAAATCCAACACGACGGCGGTACTCGCTTCGTAATGGGTCTTCCACCATATGACGAGTATGACCAAGTTGAGCCAGACCCAGTTAAAGGTGAGAAGATTTTCGTTGACGTAACTGAAGTTATCAAGAACAACGAAGACTTTGAAGTTAAGCGTACAAGCCTTGACGGTGGTTACTTCTACGCCATTTATCCCGGCGCTAAAGGTAACAACATCGGTATCGGCTTCGTTGATGCATGTATGAGCGAATCAGCTTACGACGGTTCTACATTCGGTGATGGTACTTCATTCAGCGATGTGTTCGATGCACGTCCATCAACTTCTGATTACGCTATTCAGAAAGCAAGCGGTACAAACGATGAAATCCATGTTGTTGTTTACGATGCAACTGGTTCATTGTCTGGTACTAAAGGTGCTGTACTTGAGTCATACCCGTTCTTATCTAAGAACCCAACGGCTACAGACAACACTGGTCAAACAATCTACTATGTTGATGCGGTGAATGCATCTTCTGACTACGTTCGTATCATCGAAGGTTGGGTAGGTAGTGAAGACTTCCGTGTTGACCTTACTGCTGACCTTGATTGGGGTGACGAGGCAATGCCAAACGCTGAAGAAACTTACGGTGTGATGAACTACGGTGCTTCATTCCAGTTAGGCGGCGGTGTTGATGCTGCGCCAAACGACGGTGAAATCATCCAAGCGTATTCACTTCTTTCAGATGCTGAGACTGTTGATATTTCATTACTATTGTCTTCTAACCATAGCAAGACAGTTAAGAAGAATATCATCGACATTAGTGAAAGTCGTCGTGACGTGGTATGTTTCCTATCACCTGACTACAACAGTGCTGTAAACTCGGCTGATGCGACATCTATCGTGAATTACTTCAATAATTCAACGGATGGTTTCATCTCGACTTCATACGCTGTGTTCGATAGTGGTTTCAAATACCAGTATGACCGTTACAACAATAGCTACTTCTGGTGCCCATTGAACTCGGACATCGCGGGTCTTTGTGCTAGAACTGATGACACTAATGACCCATGGTGGTCGCCTGCGGGTCTAACTCGTGGTCAAATCAAGAACGTTGTTCGCTTGTCGTTCAACCCTGATAAGACTGACCGTGACGAGTTGTACAAAAACCGCATTAACCCAGTGGCAAGCTTCACTGGTGCAGGTACAATGTTGTATGGTGATAAGACTGCACAAGCTAAGCCGTCTTCTTTCCAACAAATCAACGTTCGTCGTCTGTTCATTACACTAGAGAAGGCAATCGCGACAATGGCTCGTGCTTACCTATTCGAGTTTAACGACAGCTTCACTCGTGCGGACTTCGTATCTAAGGTTACACCTTTCTTACGTGACGTTCAATCAAGACGTGGTGTTGAGGGCTTCGTAGTTGTATGTGACACTACAAACAACACGCCTCAAGTAATTAATAGCAACAGCTTCGTTGGTGACATCTACATCAAACCGAACCGTTCTATTAACTTCATCACACTGAACTTCGTTTCCGTTAATAGCGGCGTTGAATTCAGCGAAGTAATCAACCCAACCGATAACTAATCTTATCGGTTTCCATGAAGGCCACCTAGTGTGGCCTTTTTATTAAGGGATTATTGAAATGAACTCAATTGAAACATTAATCACAGAAATATCACTAAAATCTAAATTTAGAGAGAAATTCCCTAAACGCTTAAAAGCTAGGCGTATAGAGCCAATGCGAGGAACCAGAAAAATTGCCATTGATATGAATGGTACAAAGTTTGATAACCTCTCTGGTGGTAGCTATGGTGATTATATGGACGATTACACGGCATCTGACCTACAGAGAGACATAACCCGTGGCTCTGGCACCAAAGCTTCTGACTTCGTTGCTTCGTTGGCGGCAAAGTATGGCCTTGAAATATATGGTTTCGCCGATGTTTTACCAAGTGTCATTTACCTTACGCCGAAATCGGATGTGGTTTCTTTATCCACAATTGAGAAAATAGCATCCGAAATCGGTCGAGTAGCTTCTGAACCTGATAGGAAACAGAAGCGTGGTGTGAGGTATGATAATTACATACTACAACACACCAAAGACATAAATCTCACCAAATAAAAGTCGCTCAAAGCGGCTTTTTTTATGCCCCAAAGCTTTGTTTCATAAATAGAGACATAATTTGCAAATTTATTGTTATCTAATTGGAGACAGATATGAGACTTGACGATTTTAAAGCAGCATTGAAGGGCGGCGTTCGTCCAAATAAGTTCCGTGTTATCCCATCATTCCCATACGGCGGTGATGTACAGCTTGGTTCTTTCTTAATTAAAACCGCAGCACTTCCCGGCCAAACTTTAGGTGAAATTCCAGTGCCATTCCGTGGCCGTTTCGCTAAGCTTGCAGGCGACCGTGTATTTGATAACTGGGATATTACTGTTCTTATCGATGGTGATTTCTCAATCCGTGATTCATTCGAAGTATGGTCAAACGCAATCAACAGCCATGCTGAAAACATCGGTGAAGCTGATGCATCTGCATACCAAGCTGACTGGATTGTTGAACAGCTAGACCGTAACGACGAAGTTATCAAAACTTACACCCTTGAAAATGTATGGCCACAAGTAGTTGCGCCAGTTGAATTAGGTAGTGACAACACAGACACACTAGCGGAATTCACTGTAACAATGACCCTTGAAAACTGGTCTTCTACTACAACTAGTTAATTTCGTTTAAGAGCCAACCTTGAGTTGGCTTCTTAAAATCACGAATAAATAACTAGACGAAATTAAATATTATTATTAAGGGTGCTTTATGCAACGACGTAACCAAGGCGGTACAGAAAAATTATTTGGCTTTGAAATCCGCTCTTCAGTGAAGGCAAATAAAAATAAAACGAGTCCAGTTGAACTGAACTCGGAATTTTCTATGCCTATAGGAAATGCCTTCACAACCAGTCACTTGACTGATTACAGGTACAACAAGGAATCGGATTTAATTTGCACGTATCGTGATATTGCATTGCATTCTGAGATTGAAAACGCCATTGATGAAATTGTTAATGAAGCTTTCATCTTTGATGGTATAACGCACCCTGTTTCTATCGACCTAAGTGAATTGAAATTACCTAAGAAATTAAACAACATGATTTCTGATGAGTTCTATACAATTCTTCGCCTTCTTAAATTTCGTGACAATGCTTATGAGATTTTTCGTCGTTGGTATATTGATGGTCGAATTTATTTCAACGTTATCGTTGATGAGAAGAAACCTGCGAACGGTATTATTGAATTACGTTACATTGACCCGCTACAAATTAAGTTAGTCAAGCAACCGATTCCCACCACTGATAAGCAAGGTAATGTTTCTTACTCAGAAGACAACGTTAATGAGTATTACGAATACAAGCCATTCGGTAATATAAGGTCACAGAACGCAGCTTCTAAGTCAGTGATTAAGATGACTAGTGATTCTGTTGTTTACGTTAGTTCTGGCTTATATGACCGTTCACGAGGCGTTTGTATTTCTTATTTGGATAAGGCAATCAAGCCACTTAATAACCTACGTGCTTTAGAAGACTCATTGGTTATCTTCCGTCTTGCTCGTTCTTCATTGAAGAGGGCTTTCTATATTGACGTGAGTGATATGAGTAAAGCTAAGGCCGAACAGCATATGCGTGAAACGATGAGTCGCTTCCGTAACAAGGTTGATTACGACCCTGCCACTGGCCAAGTGCGTGACGCTCGTAAATTCCAAGCAATGCAAGAAGATTATTGGCTACCACGCCGTGATGGTAAGAATACTGAAATTGATACTTTGCCTGAATCGGCGAACCTTGGTGAAATTGATGACATCGTGTACATGCGCGATTTATTGTTCCAATCTCTTAATGTACCGACTGCACGTTTTAAAGAAGACGCGCCGTTCATGTGGGGTAGGGATGCTGAGATTTCACGAGAAGAGATGAAATTCTCTAAATTTGTAAAACGTTTGACACACCAATTCAGCGGTTTATTCCGTCAATTGATGCGTATTCAGTTGTCTTTAAAAGGCATCGTTACAGTATCGGATTGGGAAAGAATGAGTGAAGACATTGTTTACTTGTATGAACAGGAAATGATGTATCACGAAATGCAAACGTTGCAAGTAATCACTGAGCGTATGAACGTTTTGGCTGATATGGATGAATATGTGGGTAAGTATTACTCGCAAGCGTGGATTAAGCGTGAAATCCTTGGTCAAGATGAGCAAATGCAAAAAGAGATGAAGAAGGAAATGGAAGCCGAAGCTCGCGAAGAAGAAGATGCTGAAGATTTAGACGGCGACGGTGATGGCGACATCGATATTGATGACCTAGACGCTGATGGTAACACAGATACAGTTGATGATAATGATGCCCAAGAAGAAGACGTTGACTTATACGGTGACGGTTTAGAAGCACCCCAAGTCAAAGCAGTGGATTCTAAAAAAGATGATGGAAATAAAAAGACAGAAGAATCTGCCGACGAGATTGTAAAAGAAGAAATCCTCTCTGAAATGGGTCATAAATATACCATGAAAGAACATAACAAGAATTCCGAATTGAAAAAAATGGAATCCTTCATAAACGGGGATAAACCAGTATGAGCTTAACAAGCCAAGAATTAAAGACCATCGTTGAGTATATCCACAAATATACTGATACGAAGGTTAATGCGCTCGATGGCAAAACGGCTGCATTATTAGCTGATATTGTTCAGCGTACCAAACATATCACTGAAAGCACACAGCCACAAGTTATTAGTGGTAAAGATGGTAGGGATGGTCGTGACGGTAAAGATGGCCGCGATGGAAAGGATGGTGCGCCATTTACTTTTTCTGACCTTACTGAATCACAAATCATGTTGCTTAAAGGCGCAGATGGCCGCGATGGTGTTGACGGTAAATCATTAAGGTTTGAAGACCTAACTGATGCTCAAATCGAAAAACTTTCTGGTAAGATGGGTCTTGACGGTAAAGACGGCAAAGACTTTACTTACGACATGTTTACTGAAGAGCAATTACTTTCTCTTCGTGGTAAAGATTTCACCTTCGAAGATTTTACACCAGAACAATTAGCGTCTATCACTGGTAAAGACGGCTACGACGGCAAAGACTTCACTTTCGATATGTTCACCGAAGAGCAATTACTTTCATTAAAAGGTGAGAAAGGTGAGAAGGGCGACGCATTCGTATTTGAAGATTTTACACCAGAACAATTAGCGTCTATCACTGGTAAAGACGGATATGATGGTAAAGATGGTGCTGACGGTAAACCTTTCTTATATGAAGATTTCACGCCAGAACAACTGGAAACCCTTAAAGGTGAGAAAGGCGACGCATTAACGTTCGACGAC